AGGTCCGGTCGTACCCCTGTTCCTCCCGCCACCTACGGGTACGCTCCAGACGCCGCGTATACTGCTCATGCAGTTCCGCCCTGGTCTTGTTACCCATCAGAAGTACGCCTTGTCGGGCAACCTCTCAATGCTGCGCCCCTGCGATAACGCTTCCTGTTCGGCTTTACGGCCGCGTTCCGCCCGTGTGAGATGCTGCTCATCAGAGGGAAAGACCCCTCGCGCACCGCGTCCCGTATCAACTCTGATGCCCAAGAGTTTCTGCCGCCACTCCCACAGTTCATCCATCTCCTGTTGAGTCTTCGGACCCTTGAGATCCACAACGTAGACACAAAACTGCTCGTAAGACGCCTCCCTGGGGAGGATCGCCATTACTTGGCGTTGCTGCCGCGCAACTTCGGCTGCGGGCTTGCCGGTTCAACCTTGCCGGTCTTTCCATGCTGGTTAAACGGCGTGCTACGCACAGAAACCTGGCCGTAACCGCCAGTCTGGTTGTTCAACTTCGGGCTACTGAACCGCTGCTTGGGCGAGTTGGGGCTACCAGGCTCCCAAATCGGGTTCGCAGACACACTGGACCCACGCTTCATCTTGTTGTTCTTGCCTGTGGGACCGTCGATTGTCTCAGTGCCATTGGTGTGCGAAACAAAGTTCTTTGCCATAACTACCTCTCGGAGGAAACGAGCATGCCTATTAGTTCGTTCAACGTGTCCCACGGACAGAATGCTGACCGATCCGAAACGGGTCATCCGACGTATCCTCACTCAACGCCAGACGCTTCCACCAGTCGATCGTCCAATAGTCGTCGACCTTCTCGACGTACTCGGGAGCATACGCAAACTTTCGCATCTGATTCGCCAACGCCAACGCCATCACCCGATCATCGAACGGCGAACCCGACATCGAACCCTTCTCGTTGCGGGTGAAAGTCCGCAACTCCGCCAAAGTATTCCGATCCCTCAACCCCAACTCGTCGTTCTTCAACGCCGTCGCCAAATCATCGATCATCAACGGCTTCGACGTACGCGTCGTCTTCCAACCATACTCCTGCGTCACCCGGTTTGTCACACTGTTCAACGTACGCTTCCGAAACAAGCGCGGATACCCCAACTGGCGCAACACCGTGATCGTCGTCAAACCATGATTGTTCGACTCGACGCAACACAACGCATCCCGATACCACAATCCGATATTGAAAACCTCGGCCGCCAACTCGTCAGGAGCAATATGCCCATGCCAGATAGCAGCCTGCTCCCCTGTATTCAAATCCAACACCTGGATACACGAATAGTCGCCGTGACCCAAACCCTCCGCCGTGTCAACACCCATCACATAGCCGTGCATCGAATCCGGCGGCGACCAAACTTCAAGATTCATGTTCTGAACTCCATAACCCTCGGCATCACAGAATGCAGATACCCGACCTGGCCTCGACGGCAACCCGCCGCCAAAGCATCCAGGACATCCAAATCGAACACCGGGTTACCCGACCGGACAAACGCTTCCTCCGGTGTCGTCGGATACTCCTGAGCCAACTGCCACGGCAACATCGACTGACGCTTTTCCTCATACCACGATTCGTCCCGATCCTCCGTCGCAGACCACGGAAAAAACATTGGAGCAAACTTGTTGTTCGACGCCGAAGCGCCAACCCACAGATTATGAAAAAAGTTGCCGGAACCATTCGCGGTCGACAAACCAATGATGCGGCCACCCACATCCGCAACCGGTTCAATCGACGCCCACGCCTCCTCCGGGTTCGGCAGAAACGCCCACTCGTCGACAACGATCAGCGTGGCGGACTCGCCACGCGCAGGATCAGACGCCGACGGCATCGACGTAACCTGCGACCCGTTGTCGAAAAGCATACGCTGCTGATGCTCGACCAGAGACTTCGGGCCACGATCCACCATCCACAACGGCAAATGAGAAAACCCGTACTTCGTCTTACGCAACAACAACACCGCCTCACGCTCCGTGCGAGACAAATCAATGATGTTCTGATCTGCATGAAAAAACGCCAACCAGAACTGGTGAGCCGCCACCAGGGTCGTCCACCCGATCTGGCGGGCCTTCAACGTCAAAGAATAACGGTTGTCGCCCCAATGCCCCAAAGCAAAAGTCTGAGCAGCCCTCAGATCAAACAGGATCCTGCCGTAGGCAGGATGGGCGATGTTCCAATACTTTCGCAGAAAGTACGATTCGTCCCTCACGCAGCGTCGCCACTCCGCCTCCTGGCGGAGTTCCGTCAACCGCGACACTCAGTCCTCAACCGCATCTCTCAACTCGGGTATATCCACCAGACGCTTCGGAGTCCAGGTGTTACGCCAAATCGACGGAGGATGGTTTTTCTCAACTTCGAACCTGACCTCTGCATCGGGATACATACGAACCACATGATGACACGGTTCCTCCCCTTCCCACAAAGCAGCATCCTCCTCCTCGGTAGTCGGAATGCCATCATGCAACACACACACCGGCGGCCCACAAAACCCCCGATTAATGCCCTCTGTCATCCACTTGTCAAACGAACGGCCCACAACGCCTCCCTAGAGTCGGAACAGATCCTGCAAGAGCCTTCCCGCAGCAAGCACAATCATAGCGCACGCAAAGACCCCGACAGCGATCCCTACGATCGCAACAACATGAACTACTGGCACGCGTCGCATGATTCGGGATTCTCCAAACCACATTCCAACGGCTCATCGGCACCAGGCCCATGAAACGGATCCCCCCACGGGCCTAGAACAGGTCGTTCCCCAAACGCTTCTTCACGCCAGACCTGGTCCTCATCTCCTGGCAACACTTTCCCACCCAACACGGCAATCCCTTCGAATGCATCTCGAACACTTCACGACGTACCTTAGCGCGCTCCGCCGACCGCTCGGCCCGCAAATCAGCAAGCATACGCTTGCGGCCCGGGGAGATCACCGGAACGCCCCGACACCACTACCGAAGCCACCCATCATCCCTCCGCCACCAAATGCGGCAGCACCCGCCCCGATACCGGCAGCCAAAAGAATGTCACGAAGCAACTCGGGATCCATCCCCTCATAGAGATTATGCTCCTTACGGATCTTCTCGATCTCCTCCTTGCCACGTTCCCGATCTTCGTCAGGAATCTCAGGCACAGGCTCATACGGTGCCGGCGGGCGCTCAGGATGCGCCCGCCCCGTCCTGGGTGGCTCACCCGACATGGCTGTCAACATCGACTCCACCGACGGTGGCGCACCCTGATACCCGCCCGGCTGCGGCAACGCCGCAGCCGGCTGAAACCCCGGCAGACCCGACGGCAGGTTTACAGCACGCGACTCATGGGAAAACTCGTCGTCAGAATGTGGACGCGGATCTTCCCACTGTGCCTTGCGCTCTTGGGCGTCCTCCCTGCGCCAATCATCATACATTCTGTCTATTTCTTCGTCGGACAACTCTCTCCGACGCTCCAACTCCTCAGCAGAAATCTTGCCCTCATCGAAAAGATCCTGTGCTTCTTGAGTTCTCCCCAGTGCTTCCCATCGCTCGTTTTCACCGAACGCATCCCACGGTATATCATTTGCTGCCGCTCCTGCCTGCAACTCGAACGCTGCAGGATCAAAACCACCAACCGCTGCCATCGCAGACGTACCAGGCGGAAGATCAGGCACCGGATCCAAATGCCGGCCACCCCACTTCTCAATCGCCGCCTTACGCTGCGCCGGATCATCCAAATCCCAAGCCTGAACCAGAGGCGGCGGCGGAGGATCATCAGGCGGATCCAACTCCCGAATCTCCGCCTCAATCTCATTCAACTCGTCAACTACCTGCTCCAACGCCTGGTCATACGGCGCAGAAGTATCTATCAGGCGTGCCTCGTACTTTTTTAGCAAATCAGCATGACGGGCACGCAGACGCTGCAACCTGATACTCGTCACACCCCCCATCATCTCCGCAGCAGTCTCCCGCGCATCAGGCAACGACACAGACCTGTCAGCCGTCCTCGACTGCGGATTCGGCCCATGCTGAGAAACAACATCAATCCCCATCAGACACCGGCACATCCCGAAACTCGGCCACCAAAGACTCCAACTCGTCAGCCAACTCGGCATCCGACAAACCAGCAGCATCACGCTCATCATCGACAATCACACGACGCTTCGGAGTGAACTTCTCGACATACTGAAGGTACAGCGAAGCGGCCTTCACATCGCCCCCGGCGGCAGCACCATACAGCGCGTCGATCACCGTCTGAGTACGCTCAGGATGAACATTCAGTTCAGCAGCCCGGCGGTCCCACTCACGCACAAAACGCACATCCCGCTTAATCCGACGAATCGAATCCTCATGCATCCCATTCTCAGCCGCCCACTCCTTCTGAGTCGGCGGTGTACGCTCCGGCCCCGCCAACACCCAATCCAGAAGCAACCGCCACCGATCCGGCATCGTCTGCACACCCGAATCCTCATCCGTCTTCCAACCTCGACCGCCACCGTTCTGTGCCACCACGCACCTCCATACACCTGCCTGGAGCGTCCCAAAAGAAATAGTGGGACAAACCCTACGGTATTGTGGGGGTGGGGGGGTGCGCCTCAAGCGCACCCCCCCACCCCCACTACGGTACCAGGTACCGAAGCATACAGCGCGGATACCCCACACCCGCATCCCCTGCCGAAGTACAGGCACCCCCCACCAAGTAATATCGTTGCACGCACCGGGAATAGAACAATAATACTTATCCCAACGGGAGGCGGAGGGGGGCTGGGGGTCCCCGGTCCGGTTCGTGGGATCGTTCCCAGGAACGGATCTCGGCGCCGGCGGGCGTGCCCGGGGCCGCTCCTGGGTGACGTCCAGCCGGCCGCGCTCGACCTTCCCGGCTGGGCTCGGCTCGGAAACGTGGGGGAAAAGGGGAGGGGTCGGGGTGCCAGGGCTGGCGACGGGCTCCGGTAAC